AAGCAATTTTAAAAGTATGTCCACCATTCGCAAAATCATGTTTCCCTTCTAAAAGCTCTGCTTTAAAAGAGTTGCACACTGCTTGTGATATAGCCATCTTTTATCTCCTATGGTTGTTGTGACTGCAAAGGAACTCGAATAACACCATCTTGATATTCGTCCCTTCTTCGTCTACCTTGTTGTTCTATTTGCAAGCGTTCTAAGGCTTGTTGATAACTTTTATCATATTGTGCAAGCAAGTCATAGGGTCCTTTGAGGTATTTAAATGCCTCTACTAAACAGCCATACAACAAAACTTGTGGCGCATTTGTACTAACCCAAGTAGTTGTGTTAGTTGCGGAAAGCCCTGTTTCATTACGATTCAAAGCTAATTCTATATTATATGCTACATCGGGAGTTGGAGCAACATATAATGTGTTCTGATCCCACATAGCATAATATTTTGGTTTACCTTGAGATGTTCTATTAGGCCAATATTCAGTCATATAACTAATATCTTTTTGCAATAAATAACTTCTAACATTAGCCTCAGTTCCTGTAGTTGCATATATAGATGCAGTGCGAACAAACGACATGGTGCTAGGTGTATCTCCTGGCAATACAATAAATTCATTTCCTACACTTAACGTAGTAAATTGATAAGATCTAAAACAATCTAAATCCACTTCTCTAAATATACGAAGTTCCGCTTGAGAAATAAAATCATTAACCACCGTATCTGTTAAAACATCGGAAGATGTTTCTGTGTAAGCTCTAATTTGATCTACAACTTCTGCATATGTACTCATGATATTACCACCGTCGCTGTTCCTAATTGTGTATTCATTATAGTATCTTGATTAGCTTGTGAACTTCCGCTTAATGGTTGCATGGTTCTAACTTGAACCGTTTCCATAGCTCCTGGTGCAGGTATGGGGTTAAATTGTTGTATTGTTTGCATAACTGTTCCAAATCCATTTAAGCCAATAGCAGGAGAAACACCATTAGATCCTCCATTACTCATGATTGTTGAAGTTGGATCATCATTTATATAAATACCTCCAAGAGGTATAGTAACACTAACTACTTGTGGTTTAGCATGTGATAAAGATTGTGCATCAGTTGGATGATTAGTTGGATTTAATAAAGGAGATTTAGGTTCATACTCTGAAGTATGTACCCAAGCACCTGTCCATTCCTGAACCATCTCATTATATGGATATGCTTGACCATCTCTATCAGATATTCGTAAAGCAAATCTACCTGATGAATAACGAGCCATTAATAAGTTCCTCCTATTAAACCTACTCTTGGAACAAAATGAGAGCTTACATTTTCTCTATTTGTATCAGCCGCCCTTTGAAACTCTTCTTCATATACTTGTTTTAAAATTCCAATTCTATCAGGCGCGTATTTCATAGCTATGTAGTAAGCTAAACCTGCTGTTAAGCACGGTAAAAATGAAAAAGGTATTTCATTATTATTAGTGTAATCACCAGAATCTTTCATTCTAAGCACAGCATAATAAACGACTGTATAAGCTGCATCCGCTGCAGGATATAAAAATAATTTAGGATTAATTGTTTTTTCAAAATAATATTGAGTTGGTCTACCCCCAGAAGTTTTAACAGTATAGTTTAAATACGTTGACCTACTAATAGGAGAACAAGAATACTCATTATTGTTTGAATCACGAATAACAAGATCTGTTATTTCTACAATTTGAGAAGCATCACTTGCTGTTGCTCCGTATAAAGCTGTACCACTTAACTCAATAGTGTTAGCAGCAAGAGCCGCTGTTTGTTTTTGTATTGTCCAAAGATTAAGACCTCTATTAGACCATTCAGCTAAAATAAGATTTAAAGAACGACGAGCGGTTCTAAGTTGGTACCCAGTACGATCTTGTAAACCGCATCGTTCAAAAGCTTCTTCAACTATTTCATCAATAGAAAAATCAAAGTTTGCTGTGCTTGCATAAGTTGGCATTTAACTACTTAGCAATACCCATGCCGCGTTTAGCTATACCGCCACCACGTTTATTAATGACTCCTTTGCCAGTGCCTTTACCAAACTTACCATAAGATTCATTTGCACTATCACGTAATTGTTTTTTAGTTCTTTTCTTTTTAACTCTCATAGCGATAGATTCATCTTTTCTATCTTTATAGCCTTGTTGTTTTTTGCCAACTGGACCACCTTCTTTTAAACCCATTGCCATTTCTTTATGTTGATTAATAGCGCCGCCAGCTTTTTTCTTAACCATACTTCCGCCGCCTCGCTTCATAGCGACACCGCCTCTTTTCATTGCTGTTTTCTTTTTGCCCATCATGATAGACCTCCATTGATCTTTTTATACTTATTAGCACGAGATACCACAACGTCTTGATAGTATTCGTCAGGCCACAACTTATAGTAACCTTGTTTGTGCAATTTATCAGAAGCTTGCTGCAATTGCGAGAACTTTTGTACCAGCATCATGGAATATTTATGCTCGGGATAAGACTCATGTATTTCTTTGTTTTCAGTGGGAGAAACAAGAAACTGTTGTTCAGATTCAGTAGCTGGATTAGATGGGTGAAAACTCATAAAATAGATGTCTTTTCTATTATACCATTCATTGTAGTCTTCCGTGGCTAGATGCAGTTCATCAGGAGAATAGCTGTAATAAGGATCACAAAATATCAATATTTCCTTTTTTGTAAAATCTAAATTTTTAAGACAATCGTTTAATTCTTTCTTGTAAGTGCTGTGTTTGGTTTTTACAGCAATCCATACCTTATCATCTGCCCATGCTTTTTTAGCAAAAGGACATGCAGGCACACCTCCTAAATGTACATTGGATACTTCTAAAAAGTTCTTAGACCAAAGTCTAACGTCTTCTATTATATCTTGCCTTGACGGTTGTATTTTTTCCATGAAAGTCTCTTTCTTTTATTCTTAGGTCTTGATTTACTTGAATGACCAATACTTGTTCTTTTTTTAATTGGTGTAAAATATTCGTTGTTAGGAAGTTTTGCAGGCATTATTTCATTTGAGACAAAGGATTAGCAAGAGTAAGTTTAATTTGCTTATCAATACTTTCTTGTAACTCTTTCATCTTTTCTTCTAAGTCAGATTGTAATTTTGACATATCTTCTTCAATTGTATCTACGGTAATTTTTAAATCTTTAGAGTTATCTCTAGAATCTTCTTTAACTTGTTGTTCTACATCATTAACAATTTTCTCTACTCTTCTTACATCTTGCCGAAGGTCGTTTTTAAGTTCGTTTGCCACATCAGACACCAAGCGGATTTCCGACATCATCATTTCCATTTCTTGCATTATCATTTCAACTTCTGTTTGTATAAGCTCCGTCTTGCTTATCATTTCTTCTTTAGTCAAAGCAATAGTCTTATCAAAGTCTGAAAGGTCAGGGGCAACGTATGACTCAATTTGCGCAGACATATCCTGAAATTTCTTGAACATCTCAAAACCGCCATATAAAACACCAACACTACTACTTAATGCTAGTATTATTGCGAGCATTTTTCCGCCCTTGAAAGTTATGCCTCCTATATTTACTTCTGCCATTGTTGCATTATCATTTCATCCATAAGAACGTCACTTCCTCCAAATAGAAAGTATTGTGCTATGTTGTTAGTTGTTAGTTCAGCATCAGGTATTGCATTATCTGTAAAGAATCCTTGTATATCATTTAAACTTTGTTGACCTTCAAAGAATGATTTAGAGTTACCTAATACTTGCATCACAATTAATGTTTTTAACTGATTTGCAGAATCATATCTACCCTTATCACCCATCTTCTTTAATATTTTTTTAGCTGCGACTTCTTTTTTACTCTCTTCTTTTTTTACCTCGTCTTGATCCTTATCCTCTGTTTCTTCCATATCTTCTTCGCTATCTTCATCTTTAGCAACCTCTGGTGAGCTTTCTTCCTGCTCAGGCTCCTCTTTCGTAGTAGGTTCAGTTTCCTTAGTATCTTCTTCAGTAGGTTCATCTTGTACCTCCTCTTGTTCTGGCTCAGAAACTTCTGGTTCTGGCTCAGGTTCTGGTTCATTTATTTCTGGCTCTGGTTCTGGCTCAGGTTGTGTTTCTACTTCAACCTCTGGCTCAGGCATTTCCATCTCCATCTCCATTTCTATCTCTGTCTCGACACTTGCCATTTCCATTTCTGGCATTTCCATCTCCATCTCTGGTATTTCTATTTCCATAACAGGCATCTCCATCTCCATTTCAATTTCAACCATTTCATAGGAAACTTCTGTATCTGGTT